ATTTGTTTTTAAAAAATATATTTCGTTCACTAGTAGGTAAATCTTCTTTTCCTAATAATATACGATATATTCTGCTTATAAGTTGCGAACATTTAAAGGAAGTTTTGAATATAGAATATTTAATTGAAGTGCGGTTGCGATGTCTCCATACGTCGATCCAGCCCTGTGAGCGTAATCGTTCCCATCGCTTTTTATCCCATGACATAGTGTATACGCCATCGATAAATTCTTGTCGTGTAAATCTTTCTTTACAATCTAAATATATTAGTAGTTCTAGGTCTGCGTCAGTAAGGTTATAAGTTTTACAGGCCCATTTACGTACGAGCCTGTAATACTTAAATAATTTTATGTCTCGTAAATCACTTGCATCTAACCTCATTGTACTATGACAACATCACTATGTTTAATAACGTAATAATAGTTGTTATTAAATTCGATACCGTGACCAGCGTGTTTATCATACCAAACAATATCATTTTCATTTATACTGTTTATTAAATCACCTTTACTAATCACTTTACCTTTTAAGTACCTAATGTCATCACTTTGAGCTTCGCTTAGTACAAACCCGCTCTCTGACTTAGGTTTTTCTTTTATTTTTTCTATGACTATGTAATTATTTATCGCTTTCATTTACTCTCATATTACTAATTA